AAAGAACCAATAAACCGCAAAAAACCAAATCAAAATCTACGTCAACGAGTTTTGAATCCAGAAACTCGTCGCAAAATACTAGTTCGTACAGCATTGTCATATCCAGAGGATCATCCCGCTAGAGTGGCCGCCGAACGTTTATTAAAGGGTGTGAAAAATTCTTTATTGTATGAGGAACTAATAGAAAAAATAGAACAGTTTGATACCAAATATGGTGAACGAACTTTATTGTTGTGCGGCGGCGCCGCTGGTCACCTTTCTCATCCGTTTGAAGACCGTAATCTAACTTTTGGTGAAATTAAAAAAATGTTAGTAGATGGTCTTACGGGAAGTTTATCAAAAGAGTCCGTGGTTACAGAAAAAACAGACGGACAAAATTTAATGTTTACCGTGGTGAATGGAAAAGTACGATTTGCTCGTTCCAAAAGTCAGTTAGCTGGATTTGGACGTAATGCAATGTCTGGTGATGATTTAAAGAAAAAATTTGCTGGTCGAGGTGAAATTGAAGAAGCCTTTGGAACCGCCGTTGATGACTTGCAGTCAGCTGTTAGTAGTATGTCATCTGATGATGTTTCAAAAATATTTGGTGATGGAAGAAAGTTTATGAATTTGGAAGTTATTAATCCAAAAACTAAAAACGTTATTCCTTATGATAGTACCATTCTAATCTTTCACGGTACTCTTGATGTTGATGAGAATGGAAACACATCAAATCCAAGTCCTGAAGCGGGTAAGGAATTTACTAAAATTTTACAGAAAAATCAAGCAGAACAGCAAAAAACTTATAAACTACAGGGCCCACACGTGTTGGCATTTTCTGACGCAGACTCTGAAAAGTATAAGGAAAAAGCACAGTCATATTTGTCCGAATTAAACTCGGTAATGAAAAAATTTAATCTTGATGATAATTCTCGTATTCAAGATTATTATGACGGATGGTGGTCTAACTTTATTAATTTAACAGATAAAAAGAACAATTTAAATTTAACAGACGAAGAAAAAATGGGCTTACTACGTAGATGGTCTAGAGGTGACAAAACCTTTGGAAAACGCAATCTTCGACCTGAAAGCCAATTATTTTTTTCTACTGTAGAAGAACGATATAAAAATATCCAACGTCGAGCTGCAATAGCTATAGAAGAAATTGTGCTATCTGCGGGTAATGACATTATTCGTAGAACTCAGAATTTATTGGTTGCTAATAACCCATCGGCCTCAAAGACGTTTAGAAATCAATTGGAAAATGTTATAGATTCTGTTTTAAAAAGTGCTGATGATGAAAAAATACAAACTCTAATGCTACAATTACGTAAATTAGATCGTTCAGGAGGATTAGAAAACATAATTCCGTCTGAGGGAATGGTATTTATTTATAAAGGAAAACCATATAAGTTTACAGGTGCGTTTGCTCCAATCAACCAAATTCTTGGAATGGGAGGATTTGAGGCAAAAAGAGAAACGCCGAGTGAGAAAGATGTTGAAACTCGCAGAAAAAATATTCAAGGATTGCTAAATAAGAGAATAAAGAATCCTATTACGGGAAGAAATATCCTAATTAAGAGCGCTTTATCATACGACAAGGATAGTCCAGCATTTCAGTTAGCAAAGAAATATTTGTCAGCGTGGAGAAGTCGTTACGGGGGATAATATGAGTGAAGAAGGTAAGAGGTTTCAATCAGGATTTATTAGAGAAGATAAATTAAATAATGTAAAAGAAGTTATTAAAGACGCAAAAAGAGCTGTCAATGAAAAAATTGAAAAATGGGCTAACAAATTAGTTGTTGGTGGAACCGTTAAGAAGCATTATGAAGACAGAGTAGAAGGTGAAACATGGTTTGATTCTAACGGTAAACAATGGACCAGAAAAAATGGAATTGCTCAAAGTATTTCCAAGTTACAGGATGCAAAAACTCCTTGGTTTTGTCCAAGGTGTGAAAAAGTTATGAATACAAAAATGGATGATAAATTTTGGAGAATTCGTGGTCATTGTTTTGATTGCCAAATTCAAGATGAACACAAGATGCGTCTTGAAGGAACATATGAAGCATATGAACGTCGTATGCTTAGATTAAATGAAATGTCGTGGATTCGTGATGCAATTGAAGAGCGGGAAGCATATATTAGAGAATTCAAAGTTCCTACTGTATACTTTGAAAATGGTGGATATCAACAATTAGCTGAAATAGAACAGTTTGCTGAATTGTTCGACGAAATAAGAAAAGATGTTGAATTTTTACGTGCTCGATTTGAGGTATTAGAAAAGGAGCAGGAGGAAGATGATGCAAATCAAACTGCCTAGTTTAATTTTAATGTTAATAATAACAGTTGCATCTACATTCTATTTAACTAATATGCGATCAGAAACAACTATTAGTAAATTTAGAAAAGATTATATTGCTTTACAATCTAGTACAAAGGCAGTACTAGATTCTAATAAGGTGTTAAGTGATTCTACTGTAAAATTATTGAAATCAGTAAGTAATAGAGATTCGACAATTACACAACTTCAAAATAAGATAAGTTTTACAACTTCATTTGCGAATAAATTACGAAAAGAAGCAGATTCTTTACGCAAAGAGTTAGCAATTAGCTTGCCTGACACATGCGGTCCAGCGTTAGAATTAGCTGATAAATATAAAGAAGAAGCCGATTCATTACGAGTGGTAGTAGTTGATTTAGAAAAAATTGTAGATTCTCTACAACAAAATTCAATAGAATTAAAAAGTGCGATAGCTTTAAGTGATGCTAGAGCAGAAAGAGCAGAACTCTCTCTTAAGAAATACATTGAACTAAACCCACCAAGAGATACTGATAAGTTATTTGGTATAAAATTGCCTAGTCGTATTACAACTGCAATTATTATGTTTGGTGCTGGGTATATAACATCGGAGATTGTTAATCGATGACATCTGAAAGTGATAAACAAAAAATACGTGATGTAATTAAAAAAGAATACATAAGGTGTGCAACTGATCCTGTGTACTTTATGAAAAAACATGTGTATATTCAACATCCAGTAAAAGGACGTATTTTACTTGACTTATATGACTATCAAGTAAATGCCATAGACAATTTTAGAAAGCACCAATATAATATTGTACTAAAAGGTCGTCAGATTGGGTTATCTACCGTTGTTGCAGGATATGCGTTATGGTTAATGCAATTTCACGATGACAAGAATATTCTTATTATTGCAACTAAGCAAGAAACCGCTAAAAATATCGTTACAAAAGTAAAATATGGTTTTAAGAATTTGCCTATATGGTTGCAATCTAGATGTGTTGTGGATAATCAACTCTCACTAAAGTTTGCTAATGGATCACAGATTAAAGCAGAAAGTTCCAGTGAAAATGCCGGTCGTTCTGAAGCTCTTTCTTTATTAATTATTGATGAGGCGGCGTTTGTGGAAAAGGCGGAAGAAATTTGGCTTTCCGCTCAATCTACATTGTCTACTGGTGGAAGTGGTATTTTAATTTCTACTCCTAATGGTATGGGTAACTTTTTTCATCGTACTTGGGAGGAATCCGAAGCCGGTTTGAACACATTTAATCGTATCAAGTTAGATTACAGAGTACATCCAGATCGTGATGCAAAATGGGTAGAAACACAGAAGAAGAATCTAGGCGAAAGAGGTTTTCGTCAAGAACATATGGCAGAATTTTTGGGTTCTGGTAATACTGTATTTGATTCTTTTGTTGTTAATGAATATTATAAAGACTTAATGGTACGTGATCCGATTGAGAAGGTTGGTTTTGACAAAAATTTATGGATTTGGGAACATCCAAATTATGATACACCATATTTAGTATGTGCTGACGTTGCAAGAGGTGATGGTGCAGACTTTTCTGGATTTCACGTATTGGACGCAAGAGACCTTAAACAAGTAGCAGAATATAAAGGAAAAATTGATACCACTATGTTTGGAAATCTACTTGTAGAGGTTGCAACTAAGTATAATGATGCATTACTAGTAGTAGAAAATAGCAATAATGGATGGGCGACTATTCAACAAATTATAAACAGAAATTATAAAAATTTGTTCTATATGACAGATGATGTTCGTGTAATAGAACCTGAAAGACATTATACGAATAAGTTAAATCGACAAGATAGAAAATCTGTTCCTGGCTTTACAACCAGTATGAGAACTCGTCCATTAATCATTTCAAAAATTGAAGAATATATTAGGAATAAAGAATTAAAAATTTATTCAATTAGAATGGTTAATGAGATGCAGGTTTTTATTTGGGAAAATGGCAAAGCTCAAGCTCAAAAAGGATATAATGATGACTTAATTATGTCTATGGCTATTGGATTATGGGTAAGAGATACCTCTATGGAAATCTATCAACGGAATATAGAGTTAACTAAAGCAAGTTTAAACAGTATAAAAAAGGCTGGTGAAGTTGACGCCTTTTTTACTCCAAGTTCCCACCTTCCATATGATCCGTATAAAACAAAAACTCCCAATGGAGAAGAAGACATTCGTTGGCTTTTGTAAAGTTTGTGTAGTTTGATATGTATTTATATTTGAATATTTTAAACTGGGGTTTATATGGCAGAACAAGATAAAAGTTTATATAAAAGACTGCAAAAACTTTTTTCTACCAATGTAGTAGTTCGTAACATTGGTGGAAAAAAGTTAAAAGTCGTAGACTCTGATATGATACAGTCTTATGCCAGCAACGCGATGCGCGACAGATTTCTTAAGGTTCGGTCAGCATCTTCATATGGACAAACTGGATTATATCAACAAAATGTAACGGCTATATATCAAGCTCAACGATTAATGTTTTTTCGTGATTATGACCTAATGGATCAAGATCCAATTCTTGGTTCTGCCCTTGATATCTACGCAGAAGAATCCACTGTACGTAATGAGTTTGGAAATATTTTAACCGTTCACACCGATGATTCTAACATCAAAGAAATACTAGAAAACTTATTCTATGATATTCTAAACATAGAATATAATTTACCTTGGTGGATTCGTAATATGGTAAAATACGGGGATATGTTTCTATTTTTGGAAATATCTCCTGAGTTTGGTATCCACAACGTCTTACCACTATCTGTTTACGACACCTTCCGATATGAGGGAATGAATCCTAAAAATCCATATGAAGTTTATTTTGAAACCATGGGAGTTGGTGGTGAGAAGAAAAAACTAGAAAACTATGAAGTTGCACATTTCCGCAATCTTACAGATGGTAATTTCTTGCCTTATGGCAAATCAGCGTTAGAACCTGCTCGCAGAGTATGGCGTCAGTTAACATTGATGGAAGATGCAATGTTAATTCATAGAATTATGCGTGCTCCTGAAAAACGAGTATTCAAAATTGACGTTGGTAATATTCCTCCATCAGAAGTTGATGCTTTTATTGAACGGATTATGCAACGTTCAAAGAAAGTCCCATTTATTGATGAACGCACTGGAAACTATAATCTAAACTATAATATTCAAAATCTTTTAGAAGACTTCTATATTCCAGTTCGTGGTGGTGACTCTGGTACAAGTATTGAAAATCTCACAGGATTAGAATATAACCCCATTGAAGATATTGAGTATCTTCGTAATAAGATGATGGCAGCTCTCCGTATTCCAAAAGCATTCTTGGGATACGAAGAAGGTATTAGTGGTAAAACTACCCTTGCGGCAGAAGATGTTCGTTTTGCTCGTACTATAGAACGTATTCAAAGAGTTGTGGTGTCTGAACTTACAAAAATAGCTGTTGTTCACTTATATGCTCAAGGATTTACAGATAAGAGTCTTGTTAATTTTTCTCTAGAATTATCCAGTCCTTCCACTATCTACGAACTAGAACGCATTAATATATGGAGAGAAAAACTTAATCTATCAAGTGATGCATTGGCTGGAAAGTTGTTAAGTGCTGACTGGGTATATGAAAACGTCTTCAAGATGAGTGAAGATGAAATTAAGATTGAAAAAGATCGTGTTATTGAAGACGTTAAGAGAACTTATCGAATCATGCAAATTGAACAAGGACAGTCTGACCCGGCTAAGTATGGATATCCACAAGATAAGCAACCTGTTGATCCGTTGGCTTCAATGGGTAATTTGATTGGGACAGACAATGCTGCTCCTCCTGAGGTAACACAAGAGGCAGAAGGAGAACGTGGAAGACCACCTAAAGGAATCACTTATAATTCTGACCGACATCCCCGAGGACGAGATGTATTAGGCTCTAGAGAAAATAGAAATTCAATGAATCCAGAGTTTGAAAGTCCTTCTGCTTGGATTAAGTCCCCATTGGCTCTTGAAACTTTAAATGTACTTGATCAAAAACTTAAAAAGAAAACCAATGCACAAGTATTGACAGAGGAATCTAAAAAATCGTATTTAGACGAATCAAATTTAGAAGAAACTGAATAAATGTTATTAATTTTCCACTAACATAATACTTATAGAGTTAGTGGGATTATTCAGGGTTGTACTAAAAATACCTTGACTCACGGAGTATGTAATGAAACCGAAAAGTATTACACATTCAAAAGTAAAGAATACTGGAATTCTGTTTGAAATTTTAGTTCGACAGATAACTCTTGATGCCATGAATGGTATTACAGAGTCTTTTGCTATGCAACTTTTACGTAAGTATTTTAATCCCACAAGAGAACTTGGAAAAGAATTACAATTATACCAAGCATTTAATAATTCAACCGTCTTGAGTGAAATAAAAGCTGTACAATTTATTGATTTAATCTTAAAGCGCCGAACCAGATTAGATGAAAAGAAATTACTTCGTGAAAAGTATGACTTAGTACGTGAACTTAAAGAACACTATGATGTAAATACACTTTTGAACTTTAAGCTTCCAAATTATAAGCTTTTAGCTTCTATATACAAGACATTTTTAGCAGAGGTTACGTCAGATGATATTTTGAACTTTACAGATGTGGCTTCTGCTAAATTTACATTAATAGAACATCTTTCATCTGATCGGCCTAGAAAGAAAACTAATTCTACTATATATGAAGAAGTGAAAAAGCAACCAGAAGATCTGCGACTTCTCACTTATAAGGTAATGTTAGAAAAATTTAATGAAAAGCATCGTGACTTAAATACTCGTCAGAAAAAATTATTACGTGAATATATTAACCATGTAGCAAATTCAAGCACCTTATTAACATTTGTAAAATCCGAAATTCCTAAATTACAAGAAGAATTAATTAATTTATCTAAAAATGAAAATGATAAAGTTATTCAAATTAAACTTAGAGAAGTCGCAGATCTTCTTCATACAATTTTAAACAGAAAAGAAATTTCAGATAGTGATATTACCGCTTTGATGATTGCGTATCAAATAGCAGATGAGGCAGCATTATGAAAAAATCAGAACTTCGTCAATTAATTCGTGAACTTATAGAAGATGAGTTAAATGAAGTTACTACTACTGGTAATGTTGCCGGTTATGAAACTCCATTTGCGTTTGGTAATCTTAAAAAACGTAAAGAAATTGCAAGAATGTCTGGGTATACTATTGTACCAGGTGCATTAGAAGATGATACAAAGACTAATATGATTCGTAAAAAGTTTGCTCATTTAAAAGAAGCGATTGCAGATGAAATGGGGATAAAGTGGCATAGCATCAAAGAATCCCAAAAACGTCGCCTAAAATATCTCCGTGGAAAAGCTCGTCATCATCCAGATAAGGAAAAACGTGAACAATATAAACAAGCAGCTCATAAACTTGAAAAGTATATGGGTATTTATAAGAAAAATAAGAGAGACCTATGAAAAAATCTGAACTTCGTGAATTAATCCAAGAATGCATACAAGAAGCTGTTCGTGATGGAGTCTTATTTTTAAACAAGTCTGAACAAGATAAGTTGGCTCAAAAAATGGGTAAAAAAGACTCTGAAAAGAGAAAAAAAGTTGCAAAGAAACCTTCAAAGTCTAAAATTAAACCACCCGTCGTCAAGAAGCCAAAAAACGTTAACATTAAGTGAGTAATAATATGGCAAATTTGTTAGTTGATTATCTTGCATTAGACTACACACCAGCACTTATTAATGAATCCATTAAGAAAAATCCTGATGGGGTCATTAAGATTAAGGCAGTGCTACAGCGTGCCAATGCAAAGAATCAAAATGGTCGTGTATATCCACGTGAAATTTTAGAACGTGAAGCAAAATCGTATTTAAATGAATTTGTTGCTCAACGTCGTGCGCTTGGAGAACTAGACCACCCAGACAGTCCAGTTGTTAATTTACGCAATGTGTCTCATAATGTTACAGAAATGCATTGGGAAGGTGACGATTTAGTTGGTACAATTGAAATATTAACAACTCCTGCTGGTAATATAGTAAAAGAATTAATGCGTAATGGTATTCGTTTAGGTATTTCAAGTCGTGGTATGGGTAGTGTCAAACCATTAGGAGAAGGCACTGTTGCAGTTGATGAAGATTTTAAACTTATCTGTTTTGACATTGTGTCAAATCCATCAACAAATGGTGCGTTCTTAAATGAAAGTGTTAATACAGTTTTAAAAGAAAGTCGTGTTCACCGTATAAATTCATTGATAACAGATTTTATCAGTGAAATTAACCAATAGGAGTCCTTAAATGCCCGCAAGATCTAAGAGTCAACAAAAATTATTCGCAATGGCACTTGCCTACAAACGAGGTGAAATGCCTGATGCTTCTGATAAAGTTAAAAAACTTGCTGATAGTATGAGTGAGAAAGAACTGCGTAAATATGCAAAAACTTCTGGTCTTCGTAAAGAAGCGGGTGGTGAGAAACACTATATTTCTCAAACCGAAAGTGAAGACTCCTCTGGGATTTCTAGAAGAACGCAACGTCAATTAGGTGTATTTAACGCTCGAGTGAAAAGATATCTTGCCACAGAGCCTGGTTCTAAGGATGCACTTATAGCTCTTGATAATTTAGAAAGAGCCAGCAATAGAATTAAGAATGCTAAACCTGAACCTGGTTCGGTAAATGAACTTTCTGACAAAACATTAGCTAATGCTATGTTTAGAAATTTGATTGATGCTAAAAAAGCTTCTGAAAGTGGTGACAATGAAAGAGCCATCAGAGATTACAATCTGTATAGAGAAATTAAAGACAAATTAATAACTAGGATGGGTGAAGACTCTATGAAAAAAAATATAAAAAACGAAGGTAGAAGAAAAGCATCAGGTATTGAATTATCTGATGAACTTAAAGAAAAAATTTTTGGTACTAGTAAGACTAACCGCAATACTAGTAGAAGCGGTGGACCAAAGAAAGGAACAGTTGCTGATTTAGTCGGTGGTGGAAGAGTGGGTGATTTGGCCGGGCAGACAAACGAATTGAAGTTTAGCACTTATATATCTGCTGCAGATAAGAGAGGCAAAGAGGCAAGCGATGCTATCCGTAGGGGTGATATGGCTAAAGCACTTGAAGCTGATGTAAAAGCAAATGACCTTTATGCTCATGCATATTCTAGACAAAACGCTGGACATAATACAAATGATCAACAAAACGCTGGACATAATACAAGAAGAACAAATAAAATAAAAAGAGATAGGTTAAGAGAAATGGTCAAAGAATCTCTAGCAGAAATGTTCAATGAAAATAATAAAAAGTCTAATGATCCAGCTTCTGATCTAGTAAAGAACTTGCCGTCGGGTAGTATAGTGTATGGTAAAGGGAGTTCAGTTCTCTATAAAGGCCCAGATGGTAAAATAGGCAAAATTTATGGTCCAAACGCACGTAACAGTGCGGAGAAGCATGCACAGGGTTTTATCAAGTATCCAAATATCAGTGAAAACTGTGCAAACCTTATTGCTCCATTTGAAGATGTTGTTAAAAACTTTGATTCTTGGGAAGAAAAAGTAATGGATGTAGTAGAAGAAATTGCTGCATCTGATAGTCTTTCTGAAGCTGAGAAAAAGGCACTTTCAAAGGGTCTTGTAGAAGAGTTTGAAAAGGCTCGTTCTGCAACTTCTAAGTTAGCTAAGATTGTTAAATATATCGCAAAGAAAGAGGGAGAAATAGAAAATGCCTAAAGCAGTTAGTAAAGCTCAAAAAATAATGATGGGAATTGTCCATGCAGCACAAACAGGACAATTGCCAAAGAGAAAATTAAATAGCACTGGTAGACGTGTAGCAAGAACCATTCAACCTGTACACTCTAAAGAGTTTGCTGATACTCCTGAACCACCTGAATTACCATACTACAAAGATGGTAGTGGTCCAGGGTCTCGTAAAAAAAATGGATCAAAAAAAGTTAATAAAGCAGCAACAGCAGATGAAAAAGGAACTGCATCTGCTAAAAAAGCATCTGCCGCAAAGAAAAAACCAGCTGCTAAAAAGGCATCTACTGCAAAGAAAAAACCAACTACTAGAAAGGCATCTGCCACAAAGAAAAAACCAGCTGCTAAAAAAGTATCTACTGCAAAGAAAAAACCAGCTACTAGAAAACGAGGTGGTACGGTTAAAGAACACTTATTAGAAGGATTTTTTGATCGAATGCATACAACGAAATCTGTACAAGAACAACCTCGACCCAAGATGACGCCAGAAATGCGTGATCGTTTTCTTCGAGTTGTTGCTGAATACAACCGATTCGGTAAAATTTTAAATCGTTCTGGATCATTGACCGAGCTTTCTAGAAAATTGATGGCATTGGCAGAATTAGCAGAATATGTTGTTCTTGAACAGTCAGATGATTTCTTTGATAATCATACAATTCGACGTAACTTCAAGGAAATGAAGTCTTATGTCAAAGAATTTTCTAAAAATGCTCATAATGCTGATATGTTAAATCAACGTATCATTGCTCTATATGAAGATATGGGTCGTATTTTAGAAAGATATTTTGAAGTTTACGATATTACTGAAAAAAATGATGTTGAAGATCGTATGAATGCTATACACGAGGTACGATCTTCTAAGGTGCCATTGTTAATTGAAGGGGTACGAGTAGATCCTTATTCTGCTAAAGTTTATACGGCTGTGTCAAAGGTTATGGGAGAAAAGTTACATTCACTCCCTCTCCGCGAAGCTATACAAACTGCGTGGAGGCTAATTAAGTAATGTTGACACGGATGCTAGATTTTTTTGTCAAATATTTAAATACTGTTAATACCACTAATTTAAGAATTTTTACCACTTTGGTAGTTTATCTATTGACTACCGTTGTGTACTTAATTGTTGCTTTTTTAGATAAAAACTGGCATCCTTCAATTGAATGGTTAGCTTTTATCGGACTAATGGCAGGTATTGATACCTTGCAATATGTCGGTAAAAGAGCTACTCATATTGCACCTGATGGTGAGACCGTCTATGAAAAAATAAAAAATAATACAACATCTGAAGTTAGAAAATCTGAAGGTGTGAAAAAAGTTGAATCTGATGGTGAAACTGCAACAACTGATATACAAGAAATTAAACCAACTTATGATGAAATTGGGTAATTGGAGGGTTACATGGCATACGTTGAAATACGTGGTGATGGAAAACAAAAAGATGAATTAGAGATTGCTTTACAAAAATTTAAAAAGCAGATTAAAAAAAGCAATTTGATGCAAGAATTACGCAGAAGAGAACATTATATTTCTCCATCAGCCAAAAAGAAGTTACGACGTAATGAATCAATAAAAAGAGTAAAGCGTGAAGCTCGCAAAAACGAGTGGTATAAAAAACGTGGAGAACAAGTGTGAAGCGTGGTCAATTAAAATCAATAATAAGAGAATTTATTGAAGATATTGTGACGGAAGAAAATGAGTTAAAAGCAAAAAAGCAATTATTTTCTGATATTAAAGAGAAATATCCAGAACAATATAAAAAAGTTGCTCAATTTGTTGCTAAAACTGATGGTGATAAAGACAAGAAGATGTTACTAGGTCTTGTTATATTACTTGATGATTATGCAGAAACTCATGACGACGAAGAAGCGGCTGAATTCGTACAAGAGTTATTTGCGCTCTATAAGTAAAAATTGTTACACTTCTACTATAGATTTTACTAAAACGTTTTATATTTATTGATCGAGTCACAGAATACATTCAGGCTATTATTGAATGTGAGGCTGACCAAAGTTTTTTGGATAAAGGCTTCTATATTCAAAATAGCCTTTTTAATTTTTATGGAGAAAACCTCACATGCCAAAGAATATAACACCAAACGAAGCATACTTTCGTGATGCGGTGGCAGAGGCAAAAGTTCTTAAAGAAACGGCATTAGCAAACGCACGTATGGTTATTGAAGAAGCATTCCAACCACAGCTTTCTTCAATGCTTTCTCGTAAGCTCCGTACTGAAATGAACGATGCTACTCATGCAACCGATGGATATGGTTCTGAAGAAGGTGGCGAAACTGACACAGAAGCAGTTTTAGACGTACCTGCTGATTCAGAAAATGTTGCTGTTGATTCTTCTGAAATTGGTAAGGGTAATAATAAGCAACCTTCCAATGATGCAGATGATTCTACTCATATTGGAAAGAAAAAAGCTGAACACACCGTTGATCTAAGTGAAAGCTTAGAAGAAGAAACTCTTGAAGAAGCAGACGCAGATTTAGATCTAGAATCTGTTATTCGTGAGTTAGAACAAGACCTCGACCTCAATAAAGATGAAGAAGAGGAAGAGGATGAAGAAGATATGTTCGGCGATGAAGAAGCCGAAGATGATATGGACATGGACGACGAAGATGAACTCGACATGGACATAGATGCCGAAGAAGATGAAGATGAAGATGAAGAAGAGCTTGATCTTGATCTTGACGGCGAAGAAGGCGACGAAGATGAATTCGACGCCGATGAGGACGAGGAAGAACTCGACTTAGAAGAAATTCTTCGCGAAATGGAAGCAGAGGAAATGAATGAAGAAGAGGCAGTAGCCGAAGAACTTCAAGAAGAAGTTTCCGAATTGCGTTTCGAAAATGCGAAGCTCAAGCAGAGTATTAAGGAACACCGAGATGTGGTGACCTTCCTCAAGAATAAGTTGCATGAAGTTAACATGCTCAATGCTAAACTCTTGTATACTAATAAGTTGTTCAAGTCATTTGAACTTAGTAATGAACAAAAGCAACGCATTGTTGAAAACTTTGATCGTGCAACTACTTTGCGTGAAGTTAAGCTTGTATTTGCAACTCTCTCCGAGGGTATTTCAACTAAAGCAAATCGTCGCTCAACTGCAAAGCCAATTACTGAGGGTTTTGCCTCACGTGCAACAGGTGGCAATACTGTAGCAAAGAATCCAGAGATGCTCAACGAGTCAAAGACTGTTGATCCTGATACTGAATTCCGGGCACGTATGATGAAACTTGCCAACATCAAAATCTCTTAACTTTTAACGAGGAATTAAACTATGAGTTTAAACATTAACCAACTTCTCGCTGAAAGCAGCTCTCCGCTTGAGCAGATGAATAAGTACGCACGTACTCTTGCCAAGAAATGGGAAAAGACCGGGTTGCTCGAAGGCTTGAAAAATGAAACCGAACGTAACAATATGGCAGTGCTTTTAGAAAACCAAGCACGTCAGCTTGTTACAGAAACCACTAAAACTTCTATCGCTGCAAACAGTGAAGAATGGTCTGGTGTTGCACTTCCACTTGTCCGCAAGGTATTCGCTGAAGTTGCTGCAAAGGAATTCGTTTCCGTTCAACCAATGAATCTACCTTCTGGACTTATCTTCTACCTTGACTTCAAGTATGGTACTTCAGTTGCTCCACGTACCGCTGGTCAGTCAATGTACGGAGATACTACTTCTTCTGCCGCACCTAATGGTGGTCTTTATGGTGCAGGTCGATTTGGTTACTCTATTAACAATGTAACCGCATCATTTACTCCAATTAGTTCTGGATCTGCAACCTCTGCATCAGTTAATTATGAAGCAGCAGCAATTGCTCAGCTCGCAAACATCCGTGAAGTAAGCGTACCTCTTTCCAACCTTCCAAATGCAGATCGTCTCGCAATTCGTGCGTTCGTTCCATCTGGTTCTGGAATTGTTTCATACTTCCCAGCATACACTCGGTTGAATGAAACTGAAACTAACGTAATATTTGTGGTCTCCGGATCTGGTACAATCAACGTTGGTAGAGTAACTTACTCACTTCAACCAACTGCTATCAACCGTGGTGACTTCGAAGACCGTCTTGGTTCTTCTATCCCACCAACAGGTGCTGATATCAATATTCCAGAAGTTGATCTTCAAGTAACTTCTATTCCAATCGTTGCTAAGAGCCGTAGGCTCAAGGCAGTTTGGACTCCTGAACTTGCTCAAGACATGAACGCTTACCACAGCCTTGATGCAGAAGCTGAAGTAACTGCTGTTCTTTCTGAGTACATCTCCATTGAAATCGATCAAGAAATTCTTGATATGCTCTTAATCAGTGCTAAGACCACTGAGTACTGGTCAGCAACTATTGGTCGTGTATGGAATGGAACTCAATTCGTGAATGACACGAACGTCGCTGCTCAGGCTTGGAACAGCATGACTTGGGCACAAACCCTTGGAAACAAGATGCAGAAAGTTTCTAACACCATTCACCGTTTAACTCTCCGTGGTGGTGCAAACTTCGCAGTTGTTTCACCTGAAGTTGCAACAATCCTCGAAACTATTCCTGGATTTAGCTTCAAGACGGATGGTTTGCAGAATTCATTTGCAGGTGGTATCAGTGCAGTTGGTACCTTCCAAAACCGCTTCACCATCTATAAGAACCCATACCTCACCGGCAACGTTGTGTTAATGGGTTTCCGTGGCAATAGCTTCTTGGAGACTGGTGCAGTATATGCTCCATATATTCCATTAATCATGACGCCACTCGTCTACGATCCGCAGAACTTCACACCACGTCGTGGTGTAATGACCCGCTATGCAAAGCAAGTGGTTCGTCCCGAGTTCTTCGGAAAGGTTTTGATCGAAAACCTTGGTTCATCACTCTACTAATTAAACTAGTAGTATCGATCAAGATAGTGGGGAGAGAAATCTCCCCACTATTTTATTTTATATGAGTCCAAGTTTTATTTTGTATTATCCTAATAATAGTCTTTCTATCAACGCCGTATTCAGAAGAAAGTTTACCAAATCCGTACTCGTATGGAATATATTTTTGTCTAATATTACGGACATCCTCTTCGGTTAATATAGAATTGTGGTGTTCTGACCCACGCTTTTTTGCGTCACGCATTTTTTGTTTGGTAGATTCAGGCAAAACACTGCCCTTTTTTAGATCAGACAGAAATTTTTTATGCGTTGGATTTTTATCATAAAATTCTTTAACTGACTTTGATATCTTTTTACGGTGATCGTCTGTTTTTTTGCGATTAATCGCAGATGGTGACCCCGCAATATGGCAGATATTGTAGCATTCACTTCCAAAGTATCGGTTCAGCCATTTCTGCTCACACATTAATAAATTTTCAGCTTGTGGTTTTTCAAGTATCACAAACTCAAAATTATGTTCACCATATTTGTTCCACGCTCTTTGTAATTTTATATTTTCATGCGTATTGGAACGTAACTTTCTCAAATGCGTGTTTTTTCTACGATGTACGTTTGTAGAACCACCAATATATCGTTGATTAGTTATTTTATTTACCCAAGCGTATACAGCTACCATTTATGTTGTCTCCGTTTGGATATAAATAGTTAAGTGATCCATACTACTGGTTATAAGATTTTTGAACTATATATTCATAGAACTCTGGACATACTAATGAGGTTTCTATGGAACATTGTTTTATCTGTGGTGAAATTATTTCTAAAACAGAACATTTGGCGTTATCTAAACATTTAAAATCCAAACACAATATACTTAAAAAGCAGTCCTACCTAGATGACTATGTTTACACTAATTCGTATTTAGAATGTAAATGCGGGTGTGGACAGCTGGTAAAAAAGAGACACGTATGGCCTTACAAATTTGAATATGTATCCGGACACAATTCAAAAGGTATCGGAAATCCTATGTATGGCAAAACGTTTTCAGAGTCTACTAAAAATAAAATGCGTAGTTCTGCAAAAAAACGTGTAGAATCTCAAATGTTTGAGCATGGTTACTTACCTATGCATTCTCCGGAAGCAATTGAAAAACGTGCTAAAAAACAAACTAAACGATATATAGACAAAGTTGAAAACTCGTGTAATATATCCATAGTACAGTCTAATAGACAGGACTGTGGAATCAACATTTATACCGTAAAATGTAATAATTGCCAGTATGTCTATACTAAATGGCATAGTGAATTTTTAGAATGTCCAAAGTGTAATAAAAAATCAAAATCATTATTAGAAGAAAAACTTGAGGCAGATTTAATAGCTTCTGGAATTACTAACTTTGTACGAAATAGTCGGTCTGTATTAGACAATCGATATGAATTAGACTTCTTTTTTCCAGAAAAAAACTTTGCTATAGAAATTCACGGACTATATTATCATTCTGAATTAAAGGGTAGATCACCAACTTTTCACTTGGAAAAGTTACAATATTGTGAGCAAAAAAATATAGAGTTAGTACAAATATTTGAAGATGAGTTCTTAAACAATTATGACGTAATTTTACATAAAATATTATACAAACTTGGTGTTTCAAAATCCAGTAAGTTAAATGCTCGTGATTGTGAAGTTAAGAAAATTAGTTCCAAAGAATCTACCTCATTTCTAAAGAAATATCATCTACAAGGATCAGCTCCCGCGTCAATTCACTTAGGTCTATATTATCAAAACACGTTGGTATCGGTTATGACGTTTGGAAAACCCAACGCATCCAAAGGCCAAAAACATTCAGATGTTCCGTATGAATTGGTACGATATGCCTGTTCAACAGATTTTGTTGTTAGAGGTGGAGCTAGTAAACTGCTAAAATATTTTATTGATATGAAATTGTGTAGTAAAATATTGTCATATGCTGATTTACGTTGGGTAAATAGAAGTAAGAATTTATATACCTCTTTGGGATTCAAACTAATTCATGCATCAAAACCAAACTATTGGTATTTCAAGCGACCAGAAGTACGATATCACCGTTTTAATTTTACAAAACAAAAGACTGTAAAGATTGGTGGTGATCCATCTAAAACAGAATGGCAAAATATGCAGGATTTGGGGTGGAATCGTATTTGGGATTGCGGCAATTTACGTTATGAATTGATCTTATAGAAGTGTATAAACTATTTATTCATAGTGCTCTTATTGGAGATAGTAAATGGGTTCAGAAAATCTTGGTCCTGTAGTACCGTTGGTGTATTGGCCTGGTAGTGGGTCTAGTCCTATAGGACGAACACCTCTTGGGCTATACGATGATGATGATTTATTCGTAGAAGACGCACCAAAGGTGGCAAAATGGGTATGTCATTCATTGGGTTATCCAGTAATGGATGTTGAGTTAACCGATGAAATGATTTATTCCCAAATGGAACAGTCGATCACAGAATTTAGTGCTATGGTTCACGAATTTAATTTACGTGAACACATGCTAACTATACAAGGAATTTCTACAGGCTCATCTATTACTGGACTACTTGTAAACAATAATCCTCTCCCAATAGTAGTGGAAATGTCTACTGCGTATGGTACAGAAGCACAGTCAGGCGGTAATGTTGATTACAAGCGTGGTTATGTAACACTTGAATTAAATAAACAAGAATATGATTTACAAGAATGGGCCACGGTATCCGAATCTGGAAATCGTATAGAAATTCGCCGTATTTGGCATGAACGTCCACCTGCATTACGCCGATTCTTTGATCCATTTGCTGGTGCTGCCGGTGCTGGTATGGGCATCGAAAACCTTCTTGGTGAATTTGGATGGGGTAACTATTCAATCGCGAGCCAATATTTGTTAATGCCAATTTATGAAACAATTTTACGTGGACAAGCAATTGAATTTAATGATTTGATTCGTCGTAGTCAGTTCTCTTTTGAGATTAAAAACAATAAACTTCGCATATTCCCTGTTCCTGATTCAGGGTTTGCAAATGAAAAATTGTGGTTTGAGTATACAGTAAAAGCAGATAAGTTCAACAAAATTGTTGGAAATCCATTTAGTGGTAGTGCTGGTGGAATTGTAAGTGATTATTCTAACGCACCGTATACAAACATTATGTACAGCCATATCAATGACATTGGTAAACGATGGATTCGCAAGTATACACTTGCTCTTGTAAAGGTAATGTTAGGAAATATTCGTAACAAATATGCTCAAATACCAATTCCAAATTCTATAGTTCAATTAAATGGTGATTCTTTGATTGATCAAGGAAAAAGAGAAATGGATGAGTTGGTAAGTACATTGCGTGAAACATTGGAAACAACTGGTAAAAATGCTCAAATGCGTAAGATGACGGAAAATGAAACAAATTCCACCGAAATCTTGAAGCGAGCACCTAATATCTTCTATATTGGATAGTTATGCGATTTGTTAGTAGACGAGATTATCAGACTATAATTGATCTGAATAAAGAACTTATCAATGATGTAATAGATACTGTAGTTATTATCTATAAGTTGTCTATTGAAGAAACTAAGACAAATATATACGGTGAAAGTTCTCGAAAGGAATATTATCGACCAGTTCGTGTTCCATGCTTGATAAACAGAGCTTCTACCCAACCG